GGCGTACCGCAAGACTACGCCACAGAGATGCCTGTGATGCCGATGCACAAGCGCAGCGTACAGAGGAAGGAGAAAAAGAAATGACCGACCGCGAACTGATGCAGGAAGTGCTAGAGGCGCTGGAGACATGCGGCGAGGACGAGTGGTACAGCGACGACGATTTTGGAATGATGCAGGTCTATGATGAAGAAAAAATAATTAAAGCCATCGCTGTTTTGCGGAAAAGGCTGGCGCAGCCAGAGCAGGAGCCGGTGGCGTGGAGATGGAAAGAGCGTATCAACGGCGACTTCGATAGTTGGGTGATTTCAGCCTCGGAGCCACCGCCTTACGCCATTAAACAGCAGCCCCTGTACACCATCACACCACAGCGCCAGTGGCAGGGACTTGCTCGTTTGGAATTACAGAAAGCTGTTGAGGGGTTGGAAGACCTTGAAGATTGTTGGATTGCCATTGAGTCGGCACTGCGGGAGAAGAATACATGACCGATAAAGAACTGATGGAGCAGGCGCTGGAGGCGCTACAAGCCGTCAAAAGCACACCAGCAACCAAGGATGAGATTCAGCGAGCATGGATTGTTTCTAACCTACTGCAAAGATGGTTGGATCCAAAGGGGAGAGCATGAGCAAAGAAAAGATCATCGAAGCACTCCAACTAGCGCAAGACGCACTGCACATGGCAACACTGCCATTCCCCATTGACGAGATCAAGACGCAACGAGCGCTTGAGGCGGTGGATAAAGCGCTTAAACACATTGGGAGCAGTGAAAATGACATTTGATCTATGGTGGGTTCGGCTGACCGACAAAGAGAGAAAATCAATCGGTTTAAATAATGCGCGATTTGTGTGGAAATCAGCATGTGAGTCTTGCTCTAACATCTGTAAGACAGAAGCTGATGCCATTGACAGACATTTAGATATGTGCATAGAAACACTGTTAGATTGCGCTGAATTTATCAAGAAAAATGGTGACGTATGACAAACGATCAAATCATTGCTCTGTGGCGCAAACACCAAGAAGTGATTGGATTTTCCAGAGAGTTGCTCAACATCCAGCGCATGAGGTGTGCAAACATCGCAGACGACGAGGAGCGCAAGCACAAGTTAGTCAGGAAAGATGGCTCCTGGCAATGGATCAGTCCAGCAGCAGAGGCTATACGATCTATGCCAGATGAGATGCCTCTTTTTAACGACTGGGGGAGCATACCCTATGACCCATCAAAGTGCCCACCATGCAACCATAAATGTGAACAAGGAAGACTATGCCCAACATTGACCAAAGAATCTTGAAAGGCAAGTTACTGCTAATCGGCATGGCAGGAGTCTTGATAGCCATCATCCTCAAGGAGGTTTTATGAAGTCGCGTATCTTAGACCCAAATTTTAAATACACTAATGCTGCATCAACCAACATTCAAGAAACATGGCGCAAATTCGGATGGAGGCCGCTAAATGAAGTGCCCAATTTGCGGAGTTTGGACGGTAGTAAAGTCCACCAGGAAGCGAAACACAACAGTCCTAAGATTCAGAGAGTGCGGTAATGAGCATCGTTTTACCACTGAAGAGAGACAAGTCCCAACCAAGTCTCACGGAGGGGCCAGATTTCGCAACCTGGACCCAGGAAAATCTAGTTAACTTTGCCAAAGACGCACACGAGAAGATGCGCTCTCAGGAAGAAGAGATACAGACACTCCGACTGGACATTAAAGCCGCTTTAGAGGGCTTTAGAGCGGTTTTAAGAGAGGAATAGCGCTCTCTCTGCCTTTCGTCGCCTGACGAGTCCAGGCAACTCCTTGCCGCCGCCCTTGGTCCACTGCATGAACGCCTCTGCGGCAGCCTCCCACTCGCCTCGATTGGCCTTCATACGGATGGTTGATCGCTGGAGGTTGCCTAGCCCGAAATTGTAGGAAATGCTGACCAGAGCATCAAAAGCGTTTTGACGGCCAACCACGCCGGGAATAAGTCGTAGAACACCACGTTCAAAAGATGCGACATCTTGCGCGAATAGTTCCTCGATCTCTTGCTTACTCCAGACACGATTGTCCTCCGGTTTGAGCGGCATCTCTTTGCGGATCATGGGTATGTCTTTATCCGGCACACGCGCCATTGGCAGCCTGATCTGGTCTTGGTACAGCACATGGCCATAGCCAATCGTCCAGATGTGCGCGGGGCATAGATAGGGGCGCGTTCTGTACCCCTCAAACTGGTGCATCAGGTCAGCGCCAGCTTTGCTCAGTTTCACTTCTTACCCCATTGACGCGATCCGAACCAGAACCCGATGATGCCGCCAAGCATCGCCATCTCGTCGCTGGAGAAGATCAGGTCGGAGTACTTGATGATGTCGTCTACGCTCTTAATCAACTCAGGGTGATGCCAGACATACAGCGCCATGAAAAAGTTGATTATGACCAACTCCAGCACGAAGATGTACGTCACGGTCGGGCGCACAGTGCCGACGTAACTGGCAACCCACTGAGACGCTTTTTCCAGCACCTTCTCGTCGTGCTTGAGCGCCGCTTCGGTCATCTGCGCCTCGGTCTGCATCATCACCTGATCGGTGCGGATTTCCTCAATCTTTTGCTGTGCAGCAAAGCCCTGTGCGGCCAGTTGCAGTTCTTTCTCTGTCTGTATCTTGGCCAGAGCAAGTTCGTGCTTCTGATCGGCTTTGTTCTGGAAGTACTCCAGCAGCTTGGGCAAGCCGCTGATCAGCAGCCCGCCGAGAGTAGAAATTAGAGATAGCATGGGTTACTCCTCGTAAATGTAGACCGGCTCTGCGTTTGTTTCAATGATTTGACTGGGACTCTGTGCAACCGTGCCGCCAATGTACCCAGTACGCAGAACATTCAAACCAATCATCTTTGATGCGTTGAGAAGATCTCGGCCTTGGATCTCTTTCTTCCAATCAATCTCTTTACCATCTTTGGTAACCAGTTTCATGGAAGCATTCCTAATGGCATCGACTCCACTAGGGTCCATGAAAAGCCTCTTTTGAGCTTCTTTGGTTGCCTCATCAATGTTTGCTTGACCAATCAGACCCAAAATGCGATAGCCTTTTTGCAAGACACTGTAGATGCCATTAACAAGCACATTGCTTACTTCTTGCGGTTTTGCGCCACCAAAGAAACGCTGTAATGTAGTCTGCTCTGCCATCGCAGCCTTGTTCACAGGCAACTTGTCTACATTGATCTTACGAGACAGCTTCGCAACATCTGCCATAGCAGTAATAGACTCGATCTCTTGTGGCGTATAAATGCTGTTGAAGGCAGATCGGTTTTTCCGTAGATAAGCAAACGGATCCCCAGAGTCAAGCATCTGCGAGACTAACTGGCTACGCAACGCCATCTTGACATTTGTTTGCTCTTGAGCAGGCAATCTATTGATGTCTGACATCAGTTTGTTTGTATAGCCTCTGCCCTCAGCTCCGGTCATTCTGGCTGCTATGCGATCAACTCCTCCAGAATCATAGTCTCTAAGAAAGCTGGTTCCAATACGGATGCGTTCGTTTGATACGGCATCATCAAGTGCAATTTTTTCAGCAGCAAGGGTCTGAGCGCGAACAGAACTATCTTGCAGTCGATCCCTAAGACCTGGAGTCATAGACAATATGTCGCTATAACCGCCGTTGTTGCTGTCACGCGTTAGCAGTTTTTCTAGCTTGTTGTGGTCAATTAGTCCATTGGTCAACGACTGATGATACAGCCTAGACATAATTGATTTTTCAGCCAACGGCATACCTTCATCTCCCGCAACACGCAAGAATTGGGACAGGGCCGTTGGAGATGATGCGATCTGAGGCGCAATTTTTTCAGCGTACTCTTGAGAATTGATGCGCTGAATGGCATCTGCGTCTTTGAATGGGATACCGACTTTGGTGTAGTACTCAGTGTCAAGCTGTTTAATGGCATCACCAAAGGTTATGTTTTCACCTCTTAGATTGACATTAACGCCACCACTTGCAGTCTCAACCTTGTTTAAAGCCTCATCGACACGTTGCTGAAGCAAATACAACTTTTCTTTGATGGCTGGATCACGAACATTACGAATGTCTGCTGCAACGCGGCGTTTCAAAGAATCAAGGCTAGTGATGTCAAGGCCAATAGTCAGATCAGGTGCTGTTGTAGCTGGGAGCGTCTCACCAGTAGGAGCAGGAGAGCGTGATGTCCTAAGCTCTTTAAACTTCTGCGATTGCTGATTAACAAGTTTGAGAAGATCAGACTGACGGCCCCACGGATCTCGTTTAAACAGGTCAAAAGCCGTGTTCAACAGATCTTGGGTATCCTGAGCAGGCAAGATCGCTCCTTGATCTGATGCCTGTTGCTTAACAGAGTTGTAATCAGGAGACAGCGCCTCTCTAGCAGCTTTTTCTCGTGCAACAACTAGGTTTTGAATTGATCCACCAAGTTGAGCAGGAGCCGTAGTCCCCATCAGGTTCAAGTTGGCAGTCATGTTGCTCAACTGATTGTTGATAGCATTGACCCTCTTATTAAAGTCAACCTGCACTTCTTCAAGAGCCTTTATCTGCGATGGGAATTGCATAGGCCCACTTGGAAACATAGACTGCGCCTTGGAAGTAACAGCCTTCTGTAGATCGGCGTAAAGAGCAGTTAGATCTCCCCTGAACTTCAAATCTTTACTTGCTAGATCAGTCAATGTGGTACGAATTGCGGTGTTATCCAATCCTGTTACGCCAGCACCAACATCTTTCCCTGTAATAAACTTAACTCTTTCTTGGATCTCATTGACCCGTCTAAGCAAATCAGGATCTGATTGGATTGCCATTGACACAAGATTTTGCGCTTTAGATAAACCTTCCATTTTTGCAAGATCAGCAACATCTACTTTGCCAACCCCGCGAATCTTATCGACTAAAGCCTCAGCACCTTTAAGCGTTCCTGCCCCACTGAGCAAAGAAAAAGTAATACCACCAAGCACTGACCCAACATCACCACCAAGCTGGCCTCCAACTTCTCCCCCAAATTCACCGCCAACACCAGCCATGCCGCCTGCTAAGGATTGAACGCCTTTTTTAAACAATCCAACGCCGCCTAACAAGTTCAGGGGATCTGCGGCGCCTTCTACAAAGCTCATAAAATACTTTTGACCTTCAGTGGCTGGTCGAATATTGCCGCCGCCCAAAAGACCAGTTATTGCTTTTTGTGTCCCTCGTTGAGACTGTATAAACGCTTCTCCAGGAGTCGGTCGAGACTCCATTGGTAGAAACCCTGGTGATAGCAGGCCGCCTTCTGGGGTGGGCCTTCCTACCATAAGATCCATTAATCCTGGTTGCCCAAGCGGGCCTTGACCCACAATACCCCCAAGACCTGCTACAAGACTCGGGGTGGCAGCAACAACTCGACGCAATCCTTCAAGACCAACCTCTCCATAGGAGGTAGCAGGACGAACATCAGCAAGATCTCTAGGGCGCATCTGAATAGCCAGGGCGGCCAGTTTTTTTGCGTCCTCAGTATTTCCTGCCGCATCAGCAAGACGCAATGCTTCTAGAACTTGCTCATAGGTAGCCATTGGATACTCCAGTTATCGCGTGTTTTGGCCTGGATTTTGGCCATACCTACGCAAAAGCGCCTCTTCTTCTTGCCTTGACATAGTCCTGCCACCCGCTCCAGAAGCCGTTCCTGCCCCAGTAGCTGGCGCCGGTTGCACTTCACGGAATTTTGCCAACTCTTTATCAAGCTGTTGGATGGTTATCAAATAATTTGGAGAGTCTGCATATCCAAGTCTTCGTGCTCGATCAATGTATATGTCCTTTTGATCCAAAAGCGCTCCACGATAAATAGCAGTCATGAATTGCTCTGCCTGTTGTTTTGTTACAGACGTAACTGTCCCGGTAAAGAAATTACTCGCAAGAGAAGCAAGCCGATCATCAAGACCACCAGTGATCGCGTAATTTTTTACATCCTGATTTGACAAAGTTCCCTCATCAAATAGTCTGGCAATGCTTGCTGGCAATGCTCGTGCAGCAAAATCATTTGATGTTGCTTGTTTAATTGTTCTTAAAACACTGGGGGCGGCAGAAATAATGCTTGCAGTCCGTTTAAAAGTTGGTTGTTTTTCAATATATTCTTCAAATTTAATCCAATCTTTTGGTTCAACCTGCTGTCCCTGTTGATAAACCTTAGGCGCTCCTTTTTCGGCTTTTCTACCTTGTCTTTCTTCAAATTCTGCGTTAACAACGGCCACCTGTGCTTGCGTAAGTTCTGCGAACGGCTTAAAGAACTTTTCCTTCGAAATAGCTTCTCGGTCGGTGCCAAAACGCTCCGAAGTTGGGGTAGAGAGTTTAGCAATCTTGTCCAGACGAGTCTTGATGCGAGGATCTGTATCAGGAACGCCCTCAGCGCGGAATTGGTCAATCTCGCGATCAAGTTTAGCAATCTCAGTTGGTTTAAGTTGCTCGCGCAAGTCTTTGATTTGATCACCGAGTATTTCAGCTTCAGCTTTGGCGTCGGGAATTTCCGTAAGCGCCAAAAACTGTTTGCGCCTGTTTTCTAGCGCGGCGATCTGTTGGCTGATCGAAGCCCGCGTTGAAGCAGCAGCGGCAGGCGCAGCGGCAGCAGCGGGGATAACAGCAGCGGGAGCGGGGGCGGTGGCAGCAGCGGTAGGGGCAAATTGAAAGCCCAAACTTTGCTTGGCTTGTGCAAGCTGTGCTTTTTCACTCGCAGCGTCAAATTCTTTATCAACTGCCGCCCTCTGACTATCCGAAAGAGTGTAATAAATCGGGTTATTAAATTTTCGTTGCGAGATAGCATCTTTGCTTTCTTCACTAGTAAGTCTTCGTAGGTCGGGTCTATTTGCAAGAAACGTCCTCGCGGCCTGCTCCTCAAGCATTTCCGCTTGTCTAAGACGGAGAGCTGCTCTTGCGCTTTGTGGGTCCGTTGTGTCAGCACGCAAACGCGCCGCGTCCTCAAGTTTTATTTGAATTAAGTTTTGAACATCGCCGGGCAAATTAGCCAAACTTTGCTCATTGATTGAATATAAAGGCTGTGCTTCTGGCGCAGCAGCAGCAGCCGGTACAGCAGCCGGCGCAGCAGCCTCCGCCGGCTTTGCGCCCGTCAATTGAGCAAAAGCCCTTTGTTGACGATCGATCTTATCGATTTCCGCTTGACTTTTTGCAGCTTGCGCCCGAGACGCGCCTGCCGCCGCCAGACTTTGAGTCGTCTGCGCCTGCTTGTACTCCAGATCGCGGGCGACGTTAGCCAACTGTAGCGCGCCGACCGTGTCCCCCACACGCGCTAACAGGCGTTGGCCTTCCATGATCGACGCGGGGTTGTTGTAATCAATCTGCCGTGCGATAGCGTTCCTCTGGCTGATCAACTGCAACTGCGGGTCTTGAGCACCCAAGGCACCGCCCAGAGCGCCAGCAAGGCCATAAGCACCACGACTGATGGCGTAGTTGGCTTGTTGAAAAGGCGTCAACTGCGCGTATTGCAGCGCCCGCTCATCAGCCTGCGCCATTTGACGCTGCTGGTACATTTCCGGCGTGACGCCGAATAGAGATGCAACGATGTCTGTAGCCATGATTAGCCCTCAATACTATTTTTCACAATATCAAAGCTCAAAGATGCGGTTACTTATTGTTGGCACGCGCCCACCACCGCCATATCCGTACACATTTTCAGAGCCGTATTGACGGATGGCTTCTGTTGCATTTATATAAGGCTGTCGGTACGCCTCAATTCCTCTACGCACGTCGGGGTTCTGCGATGCGCCCACTAGAAAAGAGGCAAAGGGGTTGTACGCATTGGCCGCAGCCATAGCACGCGCCGACTCAAGTCCACCAGTAAGTAGCGCCTGTGCAGATCCGCGGTTTCTGCCTTGAGCACCAATCTCCTGGCCAAGAGCCAACGGCTGCTGTCCAAGAGACTCAAGCCCCTTCGCGCCGCCAAGATAAGCCTCGTAAGGCGCCAAAGCGCCTACCTGGCCTGAATAGCCACGGCCAATTAGACCCGCCCCAACGTCAAACAGACCAGCGCCAAATTTAGTCTGCTCCATGCCCGCTTGTTGAGCACGGGCAGCCAACTCAGCGTCTTGTTGAGCAATAGCGTTGTAGTACGCCTCCATCTCAGGCGACGCCGCCCCAAGGCCCGCCGCGCCACTAGGACGCTCACCAGTGGCACCAACAGCAAGACCACCACGACCTGTTTGAAAAAGACGATTTTGCAGTCCGGCAAACTGGCGCTCACGGCTGGGGGCCAGCAAGTCCTGCTGCCGAGCCATGTACTGCTGCGCGGCCTGCTCGGGCGATTGAGCAAGATACTGCTGGCCCAAGCCAAACAAATTTTGCCCCGCGCCGAACAAGGGCTGGAACATCTCTTGACCAGCTTCGGCTTGCGTCAGCCCCATGCCTGTTAAGGCCATCAGACGATCCTGATAAGCCTTTAACTCCGGGGACAATTCATATCCTGCGCCTGTAACGCGGCCTTCAGGACTGGTAGTGAACTGCGACGACCCAAAGCGCGTTGTAACGCCTACTGGCCGAAACCGCTCCTCTTCAGCAGCAATACGCGCCGCCTCAATCGTAGCGCGGGATTGTTCTTCAGCAGCGCGGCGAGCAGAACTGCCACCCATCAGGCCACCAAGCAACGACGCGCCGCCCCCAATAAGTGCTGCGGTTATAGGCATATCAAACCCCCATCAAAACATTATCCACTTTCGACGGGTCTTTCTCGTCGGTAGCGTGGATACAAAACCAAACACAATCGTCTATGGCCTTGACGCCGTGCGTCAGACCAGCCTTAATCTCTAAACACGCCGGGGCGCTGATGATCTCGATCTCTTCGCCCATCAGCACCGCCACCTTACCCTTGGCCAAGATCGACAGGTGGCTGAAGTCGTGCGTGTGCTTCAGGATGGCTACGCCAGCAGGGACTCGCATCTCCTTGGCGTACAGACCGTCGCTGAAGTAATGGGTGATCATCACTCGTATAGGATGTTGACGGAACCTGCGTCAAAGGTGTCAGTGCCATTGACTGTAGTTAGGCGCAGTCGGTCTAGGACCCCTGATAAAGACAAACTACCAGCAGACCAAAGAATTGCGGCTGCATCACTTCTGCCCAAAACACCACTTGACGTCCATACATTCCCAGACTGGTTGCAAATTACAACATTGCCGTGCATTACAGTCGTAGAAAGATTTTGGCTAGACAAAACAAATCCTGATGTGCTATTAGAAACGTCTGGTGATCCACCATTACCAACATTTGCGCCAGCCGACAAATACCCAGAGGTAGTAAAACTTCCCGATCCAATTTGAATTTGTAAGCTTGATATACCACTAACACTAACGCCTCTGAGCATCACTGTGATGCGTTTAACCCAAGAAGGGATGCCGGTAAAATCCGCGCTAGTGCCTGAAGTTGTCGCTTGTGCGGTGCCAGACGTAATGACGCTGACGCCCATCACCAAACCAGACCCCAGCGTCTTGTTGGTCAAGGACTGAGTGTCCGTTGTTCCTACAACGTCGCCAGTGGGCGCGGTCTTGGCAGCAAATGCGGTCAAGTTTGAGCTAAACGCCTGCACATCCGTGCCGATAGCCAGTCCTAGACTGGTACGCGCATTGGCCGCAGTGGTGGCATTCGTGCCACCGTTTGCAATCGGCAAAGTGCCTGTGACACCTGTAGTCATCGGCAGACCAGTGCAATTGGTCAGCACACCCGATGTAGGTGTCCCAAGCGCTGGTGTGACCAATGTGGGCGAAGTGATCGTGGGAGACGTGGTGTCGGCCTTGGTCGCAACCGCAATCGCAATGTTGGCGAACTCGGTGTTGATCTCCGTGCCCTTGACGATCTTGAGCGGATCGCCAGATGGCAGCGCGTCTTTGGTGGCGAAATTAGTGCTCTGAACGTAGTTGCTCATGTCATCTTCCCATCTTTCGATTGGATTTCAATACGCTGGATCGACAGCGCCGCGCCGTTGATGTTGGACTCATAGCCAGTCTGGACGATTTTACCGCTGCCGCTGGCCGAAACAGAAAGCGTTTGCAATGCAACACCGTCAGAATATTCGGCAATGTTGTACTCAGCTATGCCATACTCATATACGCCCTGAGTAGGGATTAGCGCGTTGTTTGACTGATAGTTGGTACTGAAGTCAAAGCCCCACTTCATCGTGACGTACTGGTTCGTGCCGCCGATGACGACCACCTTCAAGCGCTTGAGGATGGAAATGACATTGGCATTGCCCAGGTCGGCATGGTTCGTGTAGTACATGAACCTATAGGACGACGAATGATCTTGATAGGTGCCGTACTTGCCGATATAGCCGTTCTTGCCAATGAGTACGTCGCCGTTACGCCGAGACAACAACGCTGTCGGTTCGATGGAGTCCCACTTGGTGACGCGAAACGCGCCGTCTTGCAACTGGCCGCGTGTGTCAAAACAGTAAACTTCTTTAGTGGTTGGAAGCGTCAGAAGGTAAAAGGCTTCCTTCTCGGAATAGACCGACTTAATATTGGCCAGCGTTTCGCTGCCCACGATGTCCATCAGATCGTTCCGCACGTTTTTAGATAAGTCACCAAGCGGGGCTGACTTTTCAACAATCGTCCGAGCAAACGACCTGACGCCAGAGTTCGACAGGAACAGCACATCCTTGCCCGTGGTCTGAATTGAATCACGCGATAGACAGCCAATGCCACCCACCGTGTCACTCAATTGCATTGTCGATGGCGTAGTGGCGTCCTGATAAACAAGAATCTGGCGTTTGCCAAAGATGATCAAGAAACCATTGTGAGCGGCCAGTCCTTGGATTTCGTCTGGGCCGTTGGGCCAAACGCGGTCTACATTGAGCGACCCGGCAGTGCCGGTAGACCAGACATGACCGGCCAGTAGATCAGAGAAGTAAACTGTGTTCTTGACTGTTGAAGTGCTGGCCGTCCATAGCCGACCAAAGGCCGACAGCGCAATGTTGGCGCTTGGCACCGTAGCTACATAGCCGGTCTTCTCACTGACGCGGCGATACGTCGTGGTGCTGACAGCCGGGTCATAGATCAGCGGATCGTGCCCGGTTTGAAAAAAGTAGGTGATGCCGTTGAGCGAGGCGCACGACCAATTGTTGGCCGAGATCGTTGGGGCGCTACCCCCACCCCCGTAGGTCAACTCCACTACGGCATTCGAGCCGTCCAGCTTGAACAGCTTGTTGTTGCCTGCAAACAGAATTGTCAGCGTGCCGTCAGACTGCACCAACTCATGGATGACGCCGACATCGTTGCTGCCGAGGTTGCCAGACGAAGCGTTGACCCGCGACCAGCCCTTACGCGCTCCGATGCGGCCATATTGATCAATTACGCTGTTCGTCGCCACCAGAGCAAAGCCAGCCGCTAGATCAAGCGGCGAGTCTTGCGTATTCAGACCGAAGAAACCCGGCGCTGAAATGCTGGCAGTCTGAAGAACTTGGCTCATATCGCAACGAATTCCTGGTTCTCTGGATACCGAGTGCCTTCAAGCGCAATATAGTCGGACAGCATCGACCGATACAACTGATATGCCTCAGATGAGGCCAACCCGCCGTCCTCGCCGCGCTCAACCAGCGCCCGTGCATAGGCATTTTGCGCCACCAACACATCAGGCACAAGCACCGACGTGCTATCAGAAGTTAGCGTGGCTTGGGGCACGGTCAGAGAAAAAGCGAGCGAGTACACGTTATCGGGCCGTGCGTAGAGCACGACTTTGGTGTCGCCGTTGCCGTCCACACCATCAAAGCTGTAATACTCGGGGATGCCGCTAATGGCGGGTACAAAATTCTGGAAGCGGTTCATCTCCACAAAACTGATGTTCCGCAGACCGACATTAGAGGTGATGTTGATCGCGTCCATGACCTGGAACTTTTGTCCGGCGCCCGTCATAGAGTAGACGTAGGTGCCCGCCACCGTAGGGATTGTCACAGTCTGGCCCAGCACGTTCCAGCCATAGGCGTCCTCAACCTGCCGTTTGGCGTCGTTAACGAACTTGCCGATTAGCGTCGAGTAGGTTGTCTGGTTGCTGGTCGCTACGGTCGTCTCACGCAGTCGGATCAGCACGTCGTTGATGAGTTCTAAGTAGGTCATTGCCGTGTCAATCCTGTTTCTTCAAAGGTTGCGATGACAGAAATAGTCGAACCAGATTCTGAAATCGTAGTGATGTAATCGCCTTCTTCTAGGAC